GACTTTTCGGCAATCCCGGCCTTGACCGGATCGTACGTCTCCTCGAGATCTCGCTTCTCATACGCGAGTTTCATCATCCAGTCGGTCATGGCCACGTGATAGCGCACGGAGATTTCCGGGACTTGCTTCATATCGTCGGTCGTGAACGGCATCAGCGGCAAGCGGTAGCAGTCAATTTCCAGCACGTCTACAGCAGCCGGAGGCGGGAAGACCACGGCCTCGTGGGCATCGTAGTCCACAATCAGCCCCTGGGGATCGTCGTTCTCCTGTTCTTCCCAGTCCGGGATGGCGGCATCAATCTCATCCTTGCGGTAGACAGGTATGGGCCGTGACTGGCTATCGGGTTTCACCCTCGTGATCTTAATGATCGACTCGTGGAGAGGCAAATACCGCTGGCCAACCGTCAGTACGTGCCGGCAAAGGCCCGTCAGTGTCGTGGCCGTCACGGTGAGGCCCCCAGAAGCCGTTGAGGCCAGTGTGTAGCCCGCCGCGGGATACCCAGTTTTCGGCACAGCACGGACAAACACGCGGGTTCCCACTGCGCGAGCCCGGTATTTCGGCGTCGAGGCATAGGCCGTGATGGCTGCGGCAACGAGTACGGCGGTATTCTCAGCACTCACAGCGTATGCTATCGGCGCGCCAACGACTGCCACGCCTGATACCGACACGCTGTCAATCTGCCCGGCTGTTCCCGTGATTGTAAGATACCCGATGGTATCGCTGTCACTCAGCAGGTAGAGCCGTCGTGCAATCTCAGCCTCGGCGTCCGTGGCATACACTGAGAGTTCCAGGTCTTTCCACAGGCGGTTGATGTCCTTGCCTTTGGAATCCTTGAGACGCATGCGGACATAACCTATGAGATCATTGAGATTCATACGACCTCCGCAAGCCGGGCTGGGCTGACATCCGGGACGGTTCGAGTTACAGGCGTTTTATGGATGTGCTTGATATAGAACTCCACCTGTGCGCCAGCGGGAAGATCCCAGTAAACCTGCCCGGTTGAAGCGTTGTACGTCCCCGCTATCTCTTGGCCACTGTGATATCTGCCATTATGATCGTAGGGCAAACTCGTGATTTTAGCCTTAGCCACAATTGCAGCCGCCGTCATGGGCGTAGAGCCGTCAGGCATGAAACAGTTTTCATACACTCGGATTGCTCCGGCTGCAGGAGGAATTGCCGCTGCTACAGGTGTACCGTAGAGCGTTGAGCTCACGTCTGCGCCATTGACAACCACAGTACCGACAGCGAACGTCACGCCTGCCTTCATCAACCTGATCTTGTACGTGCCGTCATCGCGCTGGAAACTCAGTTGCCCCAGGGCGTCGGTTTTCGTTGTCAGGCCGTTCATGCGTGTGGTTTCTGTACTGTTCCAGATATCGACGAAGACATCGGCAATCGGCACGACGCTCGCGGTCTCGTACACCTGGAGCGCCACAGTATGAATGCCCGTGAGGGCAGATTCAATTTCTATCTGAAGCCGAAGTTGTGTCATGTTAGTCGCGCCCGCAAGCATCACCACAAGATAACCATCCATTTCCGGATTGAGCCAGTCATTGTGCAAGTGCAGTTCATAGACGCCCTGCGACGGACTTGCGGAATTCAATTCTTTGAAACGGATGTGCGCCGAGTTGGTGGGTGCCTGATATACGCCGAGCTGCGCTATGTCCTCGATCGTTATTGCGCCTGAAAGCGTGCCGCCACAATACAAATATTTACAGGCGAGACCCGCGGCGTTATACGTGATGCCGGTCTTTCCATTGCCTGTGAGTGCAGCAGAATCCCTTATAAATATATGGACAATATTATTCTGTGTACCTTTTTTTATCGCTATATGGTCCATACAGTATTCCTCGTTTTAATCTGATTGCTTCCGGCCAATACGTTTTTTTGCATGTAATAAATCAACCAGTCTCTAGCCTTCTGTTTAGATTCTCCGAGTCCCCATAAGTGGGGTGAACATCTGCATTTTGCCTTGTATCCACACATCGCCGTCATGAACTCAATGTCTTCCCCGCATTTTGGACACCTGGTGTCCATTCCCCGTTAGTGTAGATCTGTGATCCCTGCGGGGGCCAGGGTGTCTGGGCCGAAAAAACTTTCACAGTGTTGATTTGAGTCATTACAGGATTCAATTCCGTTTTTATCTACGGCCCTGACCATCCAGCAGCGCAGCACCGTGGAATTAGCGGGAATGCTGAGAGTTTCGCTAAAGCTCGAAATAGGGTCCAACACGCTGCCGATCTTCGTATATACGCCGGTAGGAGTGGATGAGGCATAGACGTTTGTTCCGAACCGATCAATATATGTAGAGCCGTCGCAATTCGTTGTCGGGGTTGACCAGTTGAGGACTTTTATCGTTGTCGTCGGCGCCGACACGATCGCAGCACTGCCGATATTGGTAAAAGCTGCCAAAAGCACGAGAGCGAAAAGCATTGCAATCACTGTCTTCTTCATTTTGTGGCCTCCTGTAGGTTGATAATTATGTTTTCCACATCGGCTTCATGGGCCGACCGCAGAGCCTGGTTCTTCAACAGGTTCTTTACGTCCCGGTCTGAGCAGAAACAGTAAAGAACTGCACCGGATAATACTGGGGTTGCTCCGGGATCGCCGGGACCGCCGGTCGAACATACTGAGTCTGCGTCACCGTGCGCGGGATACATCCCGTTAAGAGCGCCCAGCAGAGTATCGCCATGCATGCTAACAGAATCAGGTCGTTTTGCCACGGTTTTAGCGTCTGGCTTTGCATTTGGGCCTCCATTGTTGTGAGAATCAGTCGGTTGTGAAGACAGGCTATCGATCTCCTGCAACCGTGCGAACAGCCGGTCCTTTGCCTTCAGTCGCGCACTACACGAGCGTTCCGCACTCTCACGCTCGGCGCGCATCGACTGGATCGTCGCGTTTGTCTCGGCATTGACCTCCACGCATGACTTGAGATCCGCCGTGGATGCTCTGAGTTTGGCATGCTGGTACTTATAGGCGATTCCGCCCCCGCCCATGATGACGGCAATAACGGCCGCAATGACCAGGTAGATTCTAAGCACCAGTACCTCCTATGGTGACGATGGCTGCCGGCACTGGAGTTTTGGTCTCTTTGTACGTCTTGGACGCCGCGTACGCCACGATTGCCGCGCTGTACATCGTGGCGACACTGGAATCGATCTTCTTGTCGTACACAACGCTGTAGACAGATAATCCGATCATCGCCAGTGAATAGATGGCCATTATGTATTTTCCGAAGTGCATTAGCAGTGCCTCCCGCTCGGGTCTTGCCGGTTCAGTTCTCGGCAAATAGAGATAGCGATATTCTGCCGCCACGTACCGTCGTAACGAGAGACGGTCTTGTACCTCCGAAGGCGCTGGCTGATAGTCAGATCCCGAGTGATGTCGGCAAAGATAAAGATAGCGAATGTCCAATTGTATACCACATCACCAACAACGCCGATGGCGGCCGCGACAAGCACAACGGGGTAGAGCAGTCCGATTTCCTTTAATAGATGTCCCTTGCGGCGCAGGTAGTACATGGCGATGAAGAACCACACGACGAGACTGGCTGTATAGATCAGAAAGAACCTGATCCAAGCCGCGGGCGTTATGTGAATGAGATAATTCCAGTACAAGTTGATCATATTGGCCTCCTATAGTTTGCACTGCGTTTGACTATCTGATGCGGGTAATCGATGTTCACCCAGCAGAGGTCAAGTTTTGATCCGTTCTTGAGCGTCAGTACCCGGCGTCGACACTGTGATTCGACTACAGACTCCGTGCAGGTCCCGGCTGAACGTATCTCCCGGTTGACGCCTCCAAGTCCGCCGTTGTATGCTCTGAAAGCGAAGTACCATCCCGGGCAGGCTGTCCGTTTATAAAGCCAGTTGTCGTACAGTACGAGCGCCCGGATTGCCCAGTGTGGATCGTATGGCATGGGCTGTGCCCCGAGTTCTCTGAGTGCTGCTTCTCGCTCCTGCATGTCAGCGGCCGTGGCCGGCATGAACTGCCCGAGGCCCTGGCCGCCGTCAAACGCCGTGATGCCCTCACGACACCGAGATTCCTGCTCGATCTGCCCCATAAAAAAATGCACGGGTGCATCGATGCCGATGAAATACCGAGCCTCGCGTGTCATACTCGCCTGATATTGCCTGCAACGATCGAGCGCGTTAGAGCCCGAGGGTGCAAGCCAGGACGATAGCAGCATAGAGCACGCCGCGAAACATAAGAATAGCCTGTTGTTTGTCCGCAAGCATAGCCTCCGTGCGTCCGAATTGAGGTTTAAACGCCACCATCCACCATGTCTCGGCCAAGCCGAGCCCGACGCTTACCATGGCCACCTTGTAGGCGATGATCTTCACGGCATTCTCGCCCTGCGTGAAGTACAGGAGCGGCAGTGCAATTGCCAGTAGGAGACCAAAGCGAAAGCCATATTTTTTAAACTCTTTCATCACGGTCATTCTCCCTGCGATTTCGTCGCTATTTTATTCTTTTGGTTTTCCACATGGGCGTACATGGCAATGCCGGCAGTTATCACGCCGAGAACTAGAGCGGTAACAAGACCTATAATTATCTTCGACTCTATCCACCGCCTGCGTGCCAGCCATACAAAGGTTTCATTTGTTGCGATAATTTCTTTAACTTTTGTTTCCGAAAGAGCGGTTGCGGCTCCAACTGCCTCCATCACCTCAACTTGTCCTTCAAGCTTTCTGAGCCTCGGGAATATTTCATCTCCCTGTTTTCCAAGCGCTTGTTTCAGTTCTGTTATATCCACCTTTAGTGTTTCGTGATGAATAGTCATTAATTCTTTTACTGCCCTAAAACCCGATGCCGACTGCTCTGCCATGAGGGCACCTAGTCGGTCAACGATTTTATTGCAGGGCTCACCCCCGCAGATTGTTGGATCTGGCATGTCAACCTACCTCCTCGCGTGGCGAGAGTTACTTTTTCGGCTTGAACGTATTAAACGCTGTCCATGCAGCATCGCGCTCCCGGGTCTCGACATCGGCGCCGAGATCGGCAATCAACGAATCCAGCCGCGGCAACCCCGTAGTGGTGAAATACTCGGGATCTCCTGCGGGCCACTTGCCGATGATATGAACGAGCCGCATATGCTTCTCTTCGGGCGTAAGCACGGGCGTCATGTCCTGCGCGTCTTTCACTGGGGCTTCTGCGACCGGGACAGCATCCGCGACATCGGTTTCGACGCTGGGGGAACCCGCTGAGGCCTGATCATCGGGAGTCGTCTTTGCAGGCACCGCCGATGCGGGCTGACCGGGCAGTGATGGTGTCTCAGGCGGAAACGTGGCATAACTCTCTCTGCCACTGAATTCTCCGCTGGTCTTCATCAGCACCGGTTTTACTGCAACGGGCTGGGCATCTACGAGCTCGACCCTCATGGAAACCGGTGGTACTCCGTCATATGCCTGCATATCGCCGCGCTTTGACAACGCGAGGGTCCAGAGGTGGATAACGCCGATGTTCTGTTCCGGAAACTTCTGAATCAAATATTTTGGGTTTTTCATGGCAAATCCTTTCCTTTTCGGAAGTTTTAAAAGCAGGGCCGTCAGGCAGACCGGCCCCAATGTGTTTTCTGTGCTTTACATCGCCCGGAGGACGATATACGTGAATTTGTGGGCCGACAACGGATCGGCAGACGCGATGACGTTGATCTGGCCAGCTGCGGCCTGAGCGGTCGTAATCGTATCTGTATCGTCTGTCGTGTTGTACAGCACGAAGGCAATGTCCGTAGCCTTCATACCCGTAACGGCAATGGTCTGGGTCGCGCTGCCGGTTACAGCATCCTGCACTCCCGCAGCAAACACGTAATGCGAGCATGTGAGGCATGCGGCACGGAGCACAAAATACTTGATCACGTGGTCGGTGCTGGGATCGGCAGAGGTTGTGACGTTGATCTGCCCCGCTGCGGCAATGGCCTTGACGATCGTGACGGGCGACGCGCCCTTGGTGTGCAACTGAGTGATGACGGTATCAGATGCCAGAAGCCCGGAAACTGTGATTGCCTCAGCTGTATCGCCTCCGGCAGTCGTAAACGAACCAGCGGCATACACCCTATGTGACGGCCAGGCGCCCTTGCGGAGCATGCAGAAATCATAGGCATGTGCGGCCAACGGATCTGCCGACTCGACAACCGTGATCTTCCCGGCCGCTGCGATGACCGAATTCAGGGTGTCCGTATCGTCCGATGTCTGCATCCTGGCAAACGCGACATCGCTGGCGTTGAAACCGATGAAGGGAATGGCCTGTGTGGCGCTACCCGTCAGCGCGGTAAAGCCTCCGGCAACCAGAAAGTTGTAATCATCGGCGGTAACGACGGGCACGATACCGGCCTTGGAACTGCCTCTGGTATCGACGCGAACTGAGGCATCGCCATTGGCCGATGTTTTAAAGGTAAGTTGCCCGACTCGTAACTTTTCAAAGAATTTCATGGTATTCCTCCTGTACTCCGACTTCGAGATCCGGCGGGCCGAAGCCCGCCGTGTGGGATTAAGGGTTTAACGTCTTAACTGTAATCCACGCAGAGGGCGTGGATCTCGAGCTTGGGACCCGCGGTGATCGCCGTCGCCGTGGTCATCACGATATCGATGCTGTCAGCGGCGTCATAGTAGTATCCGTTGTCGGCCGCTGCCGCACGAGCATCCGTGCCGTTTGCCGCGAATGATTCGGTGCCGGCCGCGGCCTTGCCGTCCACTGAGGCGTCCCAGCCGTTTGTCGCACCGCCGTCGCCAACATTCATGGTGAGTGTCGTACCCACTGCCGGCGTGAGGATCCGGGTCATGACCTCGATCACCTTGGTTTTCGCAGGCACGGCGATGCACTGATAGACATCTGCTGCCACAATGGGTCCGGCAGTCAGGTCGATCACGTTTTTCATCTTGTACACCCTGCCATGTGCATCATACGGTTTCTGACCGAGCAACGGGCCAGTTCCTGTCTTGTCAATATTCGCCATGTTTCCCTCCTTGAATCTGGTTTAAGAGCAGGCCCCCAGTTACCCAGGGGCCGCTATAGGGTTAAACTGCTGAGGCTATCCCTTCTTCACGACGCCCGTACCGAGCGCAGCGGGCTGGATGGTCTTGAAGCCATAGACATTCAGGCCCTTCATGGCATCGCTGAAAGCACGTTCCGGCCGATACTTCTCGACCTTCACGAACTGGCTGACAAACGACGTGGCCATCTTCTGACCGAATACCATGTGATAATTCGCCGTCCCGCTGTCTTTCGTCAGCAAATTGCTGTCGTAGATCGTGAAGCCGTGGATAGGCAGGAGGGCTGAACGACCCTTGAGCATGGCGGACTTGTCCATACCCGTACCGCTCGCGTCCTTGTACTCCGATTTCATGAGCAACGTCTTCATGAACTGCGGAATGACCATCCACCGATCTTCCTCGGGGACGTTGTTGTCACTCAGGCACTGCGCGCAGTCCGCGATGTAGTCCGTGACATTCGTGGCAGACAAAGAAACCGGAGTGCCGGTGACGCCGAGGTCGATGTTCGCGTCCGCTCCTGCCGTGGCCCCACTGTTTGTCGTGGCGGCATCGGCGTACACAAGGCTCAGGAAGTGCGTCTCGATCGCCTGCTTTACGTCACGCGCGGCGATACCACCGTAGCGGCTCACCCAGTCCTTGATCTTGAACTGCTTCTGATCAATGTCGTCTACGGCAAAATTGAAACTCTTCGCATGGTCCACGGTGTACGTGATGGCCGGGCTCTCAAGGTACTCGACATCCAGG